CATTCGTTATCGCTACCATACCATGCCTCTCGATATTCAAACTCGAACTTTCCGGACTTGGTTGTTTCCTTCATTATCCTTGCTGAGTAGTCGCCAACTTTACCCAGTGAAGTTACGATCCTGAGAATGCCAGATACATCGAGATCAGCATATCCGAACGAATCCGGGGAGGCTTGAATAGTCAGAGCATACAGGACATCGTTGATCGTCAATCTTCCCTCGAAATAATATCCACCAAATAATGAGTTGTCATTGAGATATGCTGGGTCCATTGTCGCGACATATACAATGTCAGTAGTTAAGTCCCGGAGGCCGATATCTACATTTGTGATTGTACCCACCATCATAGAATCGTTAAACAGATCGTATATTGCAATGGTGTCCCCGTCGCTCCCGGTGTAATCTTCGCTGACTGTTATCTGCAGGAACCCTCCATTATCAATAGGCGTTCCACATATCCAATCCCTCCTCAATAGCCTGAAATTATTAGGGCTCTCTGTAGCTAACCACCTACTAATAACTAATGGGTTAGTTGGTTCCGGGTATTCGGGTGTGCTAATTAATGTTATCATTCCATTTGTTTTAGCCTGGTTTCTAAATATAATATATCATTGCTTACAACTCCAGCCCTGCGATCCGGTTCAAAGTTTCTGCATAGATCAGCAATCTCCTCAATCGTCAGGAAATAAACATCCTCGCTCTTCAGCTTCCTTTCTCCGTTCTCTGTGAATGTTGTTCTCCTTAAATAAGTTGGTATCATATCACAGCATTTGTAATAAAGTTGATCGTACTATCTATTTTCTTATCAATCTTAATCAATGTCTTTTTACGTTCAGTCTCCCATATGTCAACAAATACCTTATTCCTGAATTGTTGGTTTCCATACTTATTGATATACATTGTCATAAACCGGGCCTCATTCTTCTTACCTTTGAGGGATGTGGATTTGAACATATTATTCTTCGACATCCATTTGAAGATCCTTTTATCAAACCCTGAATATGTTGAATTGCGCCTGGGACCTCTACCTCTCTGTAATGCCTCAATCCAATATGGTACTAAAATACCAGCCCCATCAAATCGTTCTTCAATAACAAACATTCTCATAATAGAATCTGGGATCTTGTTACCTGAATACATATTTTTAGTGCTGATATTATTTATCAGTTCAATTAGTTCAGGCCTTATGAGTTGTCCGACAGTCATTATAAACAAGGATCACGTAATTCATTAAATAGGTAATATAGATCAAGAGTCATAATCCATCCGATCACATTAGCATCGTATTTGTTCTCAAATATCTTATCAACAATTACCGGGGCCTGGCTCTTGAATGTCGCCTCATTGATTATCCTGACTATGATTTGTTTGCAGATATTCAGTAACTCCTGGAGCTTGACTTCATTGTTATCGGCAGCATCTTGCATTTTTACCTGCTGGGATATCTCAATATATAAAGGAGCATAATGTTCATGGATAGCATTTGCCCGGACCTCGAGAGTCATGCTATTGAGCTGAGTTATCAATCCGATGATATCTGCCTGGTCTGATTGATCAGTATAAAGATTAGCCAGGCGATCCTGTTCATAAAGAACCAGGGTACACCCGGAAGCTGTCAATATTGTTTTCAATGCTGCTGTAATCATAATCTATGGATTTGTGTGTTCATACCAGATCAGTTCCATACCGAATTGTAAATTATCATCCCCGGTATTGTCTCCTTTTACCCTAAAGTAATAAGTCGTTCCAGCTTTTAAAATATACTCATCATCATGAGCATGCCCCTCGCTTGCCGTCTTTCCTTTTTTCTTACCTCCTAATATCTCTGTATGAAGGACTGTACCATCGGCAGAGATAGGCGAATTGTCTCCATCAAGGATTAACGATACTTCATTTACAACAGGGGCTGCCCTTACAGATGATACGATACTTTCCTTAATTGAGTTTCTATCCCTATTCCTTGGAGTGTAAAAATTAGTTGGATAATTAGCTATGTCGATTGTCGGAGCTTCGAGTATATCAAATGTGCATCTTGCTGCCATATCTACACTATACACGAGGTGTAACCATTTAGTTCCTGCCGGAGTTGTAAATATCACACCCATCTCTGTAGCCTTGTCAACTTGAAGATCAGCCAAGTGGACACAAAAGGTCGAGCCGGAATGTATCTCATGGTGAGCATAATCAATACCCATATCAACGCCAGTTGCACCATCCCTTTTAGCCCTGAAATAACTCATAATATTTTGTATTTAGTATTCGAGTAATCTGTAATCTGCATTGTATCCCATTGCGTGACCTCCTGTTCTGTCTCATCATCAATAGTATCCCCGGCTTGACAATCCACAGTAACCACACCTGCATTGATATTAGCAATGTAGATTATTTGAAAACACGAGGCTGCCTGTCTGAGAGTGACTGTGATATCAATAGCTGAATTGCATATGATAATATTATTACTGATAGTTACGTCGTAATCAGCATCAATGATTATTCCTGACATCTTTCCGGGGACTCGTACCGTGCCTCGAGCTTTCTGTCTTGTCGGACTGAAATTAAAATATCGTTTATCCCTTTTCGGCATTGTACTTAGATTTGGCTGTCGGTTTTTGTTCTTTCAGTAATTCTACATACCTCTCATTGAATGCATTAGTCTCCTTCTGGATCATAAACCTGACGAGACATTCATTATAAGGCGTTAATAAGACTTCCGGGATAGATATTTTCATTGTATCCCTGAGAAAGTCGAGGGACATCATTTCAGAAAAAACGTCAAGTTTCCCAACCCCTGCTGCCAATTCTAGTTTTGAGGGTTCTCTGTGCAGTAATTGTTTCTCCCTTTCTGCAATCTTACCTGTTAATTCGACTAAGTGCATAGCGATGGGATATAATTCCTCGACTCTGCAAGATAAGATTTTATTTCCTAATCTGCCTGACTTATCCTCGTTCCATTCCTCTTTAGTAACTATAGGATAGTAGTATCCATTCATCATACGGAGGATTATCCCGACGTCTGTCGGCTCGTCCCGGGCAAGGTATAAGCGTTGACCGTAGCAAATGCGTGCCGTAAATTCATCAATAGAGGCGGGGACGTCATACCTTTTGCGCCCTATCTTAATACGATCAGGCATAGCAAGTTCAATTAATCCGTCAGCGAGTCCACCATACTCCTCGAGATCTCGCAGCATGTCCTTGAATCGTAATTTGTGTAATTCTTTTATGCGTGCCATTGTTGCCGGCTCTGTCTAATTGGTTTGACAATATAATACATCCTCATAATAAACACATCCAACCACTCCGGGGAACGGCCTATGCTTTCCTTTATCTTCTCCTTGGGAAGGATTCTCATCTTACCGTCCTTATCTGAATCAAATGTTTTGAGCATTCCCAACTCCTGGCGAATCATGTCAATCTCCTTTTCAGGCAGATCACAGGATATCCATATAGTATTAATCACCTCAGCCAGTTTATAACCACATTCAGTTTTCAGGTTCTGATAATTAGGATTGTTAGGCTTTGAATTGTTTACAAATCCTTTGCATCGCAAGGTATCGACCACACCACCACCGATTCCATCCTCATCAACAATGATTTCTGATAATTGGACATGATGCTTTATCCTCTGGGCATTGATGGCATTCTGTATCTCTGTGGTTGATGATATATCAAAGGTAATGTATTCAATCAGCCGGAACCCATCCCATACAGTTATTAAAGCCCGGTCAGAGCCATAACGTGCAATGTCAGCAACTATCATCTTCCGGCCTTCATTGACATATTCATTAGTGAATAGGTTGTTTATATCCTCACTATCGATTAATGCATTAGGATCGTTCTCATAATCCCAGTTACCAAACATCAATCTTTCTTTAGTGGAATTATCCTTGATCCCTTCAAGTTGCAGCCTGTATTCATTAACGGTATGGGGATTGTCAAGGTATAACGCCTGGATGAATTTGATATTATCCGGCAATGATCCATTCCTGTCCGGGAGGTAGAATGTTGTATAGGTCCAATTCCTTTTAGGGTTACCTGTCAGGGCCATGGTTGGTTTGATCCCATACTCTTTATTCATGTGCCTTCCTATCCTGGTTTTTAATATGTCATATGCCAGGAAATGAATCTCCCCGGTTTCTTCTATTGCACCATCAGTATATTCAAGCGATCCGAACCGTTCATATAATGGATCAGAAGGAAGATATTTGACATCCAGGAGATCTATCCGGGAACCATTTTTGAATTGAATGTAATTGTATTGACCATTGACCTGCCAGTCTGAAACCGGGATATTATGATGTTTGCAGACTTTACACCAGGTAATGTATGTTGAGGCCATGAGTCGTTTGAGCTCCTCCCGGGCAATGAATGACTTGTAACCCGGGTATCTATAACAATTAACAAGCCTTGTCTCACAGAGCCACCAGGACTTACCACCACCAGCACCACCACCAAGGAAAACCTCAGAGTAATCCTGTAATGCTTCCCATGCTAAATGCTGTTTATTTGTCGGGGCTATTGTTATCTCCATCAGGGACAATGTAATTTATTCCTGTTATTTGGACATTTCCTTTATGATCCAGTTCAACTTTGTCACCGTACTTTTTAGGATGTAATTTTGCAAGCAACCATTTACGAGCATCAACCCTCAGCCGGGACCTGTTTATCACATTATGGTTTGTCACCTCTTTACCCTCATCATTTATATAGACATCATCTCCCTGGTCATCCGCGATTTCTAAGATGTCCACAGCCATACGATCGGCCCGGATCTCAGTCGCGCGCACGTACCTTTTTGACTTTTCAGGATCGTCTAATAATACATAGAAAGTTTGAGTTGACATTCTCCCCTGGATAGAGGATATGGCAGATTTCCCTTTTTCGGCTATGTCAATGATTATCTCATTGAATAGTCTATTAAGCTCCTCTGGTCCTTTTGGTGCAGCCATGTTACAAAGATACGCATTTATATATAATAGTTATTTCAATTAAAATGTGTTAATATATAGCATTATATTTGCATGGTATTATATTAATGTATATATTTACTGAACAAACAATCACTAAAAAGCGACATCATGACACCAGCAGAACAAGGAATCAGAGCAGCAAGACAGGATGCAAGGAACAACATTGCAACTTCAAACACAACTACCAAGACAACCACAACAGCTTACGAACTTGACGGAGGTCAGATTGTAATAGGTTCACGTTACAATACTTTTTTCGTGCAAACCTCTGATGGTGTCATGGAATATATGGATGAAGAGATGATTGAATGTTATGATCTCACTAAGGATCAACTCAAGAATATGAGACAACAAATGAATTTTAATATCAGACCATTTTAAATATAAATCAAAAAAAGCGACATTATGAAAACTTTAAAAGTTGAATTAAAGAAGGTAACTACATTTGAAGGACATGACGGTTATGGTTTCAATGCAGACATATGGATAAATGGAGTGAAGGTTTTTCATGTTCACGATGCTGCAAATGGTGGAGAATATGAATACTATGATTATAAGTTCGAAGATAAAAATGTTGATCTTATCAATGAGTATTATCTTGCTCTTGATGATCATATCAAAACCCTTCCAGAAATCACTTCTGATATCAATGGTGATCCTTTCACTTATAAGCAAGATATGGATTCTTATATAAATGAATTACTTGTTGCCAAGGAAAAGGAAAAAGAAGAAGCAAAATTTAATAAGTTGATGAAAAAGGCAATCCTCATTGGAGTTCCAAATGGTGGAGATTATCGATACCTTCAATTCAAAGTTGAGTTAAAGACTATTCCTACAATCAAATTGCAGCAGCATGTCGATACATTTCAAAAGAAGTATGGCAATAATGGTGCTGTAATACTCAATACTAATTTGAAGGCTTTAAACATCACTATATAAGATCTACATATTAAAAGCGACATTATGGAAAATACATCAGAGATTTATTCTGCAACAATAGACGACACTTGGACAGAGATTGATTTGACTCAATTCAAAAAAGAGAATCCTAAATATTCAAATGAAAGGATTCTGAATGCAATGATTGATACTATAGATGAGGAGAATGATGAACTTTGTAAATTATTCGGCAATAAATAAATGATATGTATTACGAATATCACATTCAGAAAATGACCTTTGGAGATTGGGAAGGTGATCCAATAAGTGGAAACTGTCTAAAAAGGAATGATGCTAAATGGTTAAAGATGCTGACAGAACCGGGCTCACGAATGGTATTATATATAAAGGATAGTGACCATGAATTATACGATATCGAAACATTAAAAACTCTTTAAATAAGCGACATGGATAATTTTACCACAGATTTGACAATTACCCTTCCTCCCGAAATATGGGAAGCAGAGGACCTGAATACACAAGTTGACTATATCATAGAGAATGATGGTATCGGATCATATGAATTTTGGGGCCAGCAATGTTTTGATGAGGGCGAGAGTTATGTCTCAATCCAGGACATCACACCGGACTATGAAGAATATGAAGATGTGACTGAAGAAGATAAAGCACGGATCGAGAAATACATTGATGACAATTTTACTGCCCTTGCTGATAAATATGCCGATGATGTTGAACCACCAGAAGGACCAGATTATGACGACAGAGATGAATAAGACCGTAGCACATATGATCCTGAAAACAGGACAGCGATTAAATATTACTACCTCAGAGATAAGGGGAATGGCCGGAGAGCCCATGACGATAGTTATGTTTGATATTGGAGGGATCACCGTTCACCTGGTCAGCATCCAACATTTAATGAAAGAAGAAGATTATAATGATCTTGATGAATATATTGATAATGTTAACCAGCAGAACCATAACAACGCATTAGCGTTCTGCAACTAAAAACAAGCGACATGACAACAAAAATGAAGGAACAATTAAATCTAGTTTTATCTCTATGTATGGAGATTCAGGACAGGAAAATCGCCCAGGTATTTTTTGACTTTGCCGGGCATGTAAACAAATTGGATGTTAGGATTCATTATCCAATATGGGTAAGTGGAGTATCTGCATCTTATTCCAATGGTATTTATTTTGCAGAAAAACTGTTTAGCCCGGGTAGGATAGAGGATTTGATTGAGGACCTTGCCAAGATTACTGATTCTGATCTTGAACTCAAGGAGAAGGCTGAGAAGGAAAAGGCTGCAACAATATTAGAATTAAAAAAGAAACTTGATACCCTTGAATCATAAACCAGGTAGTGTATAATTCACAAAGTAATTAACAACCTTGTTAATAATGTCATACAATCCAGAAGAAAGAGCTAAGCAATATGTCAAGGCATTACCGGAAGATATCCGGAATGATACTGATACATTATTCTTAATCTATGAAGGGTTTATCGCTGGTCACAAAGAAGCATCCACCCCGGAAAGTAAGGATATGATATTTGATAATACCTATGAGCAAATAATTCAAATCGTTTGTGATCATTACGAAACTACATTCAAGGAGATAAATACAAAGAGCAGGAAAAGGGAAAAGGTTATTGCTCGCCAGGTTTGTATGTATTTTGCAGATAAATATACTAGTCTCACTATAACTAAAATCGGGGCCAAGTTCAGGAAGGACCATGCCACGATGCTTTATGCTGTCCGGATTATTAATGAACTCCTGGATACGGATAAGAATGTGATGACTGATGTACGAGCAATGGAAATGAAGATCCAAAGATTATTCTTAACATAAATTAAATAAACCATGGCCAAAAACCACACATTTTTAAAGGTAAAACTTGGTGAAGAAGATGAGGCATATACTACCTTGACCGGGGCGCTCAAATCAGAATCCCTTATTCACTTATACTCGACTGCCAGATATGTAATCCTGAAGAATGATCATTTCAGGTTTGGAGAGATAACGATAAAGAAGATTAAACTCACTCATCAAAAACATAAAAAATAATGAATAAAATAGCCACAACTAAAAATGAACAGAAGATTGCTGCAGTATCTGATCTCACAGATGAACAGGTCAAGATCATTAAGAATACAGTAGCAAAAGGAACTACTGATCTGGAGCTTGCATATTTCCTCCAGGTTGCAAAGTCTTATGAGCTCAGCCCATTTAAAAAAGAGGTATGGTGCTATAAGGATGGCAGCGGGAATATCATTGTATTTGCCGGGAGAGATGGTCACCTGGCAGCAGCCCAAAAAGATTCCAGGTGGAACGGGATAGCATCGTCTGAGGTAAGGAGGAATGATAATTTCGTATCTGATATCCCGGGTGGTAAGATAGAGCACACCTACGGACTTGAGGACAGGGGAGAGATTGTCAAGGCTTATGCAATATGCAGACCGAAAGGATGTGAGATTGCAACTATTGAGATCGTTGATTTTGCTACTTACAATAAAGGATATGCTACTTGGAAATCTGATCCGGTTGCAATGATTAAGAAAGTAGTTGAAACTCATTGCCTGAAAAAAGCATATGGTTTGTCCGGGCTGGTATCTGAGGATGATTTCCAGGTGGATGATGTTACTCAGACCGTACATGCTATTGATCATGAGGCAGCACCTACGATCCAGCAGATAGAATATGTCCAGGGACTTATTTACACCTCATCTTTTGATGACGACCAGAGGAGTATTTTTGAAGATAAGATTCAGGACTGCAATCATGGAGAACTTGATACAATAAGAAATGAACTTCAGTCAAATCAATTAAACCCTGAGGATAGAGGTAATATGAGTCAGACTGAGATTAAGAATATGCCAATCCCTAAGAATTTTTAATCATGAAAACATTTCAAATCCCTGCACAATTAGACGGGTACAGATCTTTAAAGGATCGGACTCTTAAACTCACCTTTGAAACCAATGAGCTCAGCCCGGAAGAAATGGCCAATATCCATTATTCACTTAATAAGGTTGGGTTCCTGGCATTCGCCCCTGATCCATTTGCAACGCAAGAGCTGGCAGATATTGATTCTTTGAAGGTAGAATACACCGACACAGGCAAACCTCCTTCACAGAGGCTCCGGGGTGTCCTGTTCCGTAACTGGGAACAGAAGAATGAAGGCTATGAATTATTCAATGACTATTACATTGGGAGGATGGAAAAGTTAATAAACCATTTCAAGGATAAACTTGATTAATTATGAAAAAACATAATATGAAACTTATCGAAAATGTGATGCCTGAACTAATTGAGCATATTGAGAATATGATTGATGATTCAGGTAGGCATGGCTGCTGTTATGGAGATACAGAATATGATAGTATGTCAGCCGTATATGGATATAATTTAGCTATTGAACATATTGTATCATTCCTTAAATCACATCAAACCAAACAGGAGAAAATAACTTTACCAAAAGTAGACCCCTCAAAAGTGAGACTATTAAATGAAGGTGTTGACTCAAAGAATATCCAGGAGGATGAGGAAGAATTATCTCCTTGCTGTTCGGCTCCAATAATTCATCATGATTTATGCAGTAATTGTAAAGAACATATTTAAACTATGGAACATATATTTAATTATAATTGGAATTTGAAAGATGGTTATCCTGCGCCTGGGATTGATCAGCATGGATTAAAAACATTCACAACATTTGCCTGTGGTGGTGGTTCCTCAATGGGATATAAGCTGGCTGGGTATGATGTGATCGGATGTAATGAGATTGATCCTAAAATGATGGCAGCATACAAAGCTAATCATAATCCGAAATATTCATTCCTTGAAGATATAAGGAAGTTCAAGCTCCGGGAAGATCTCCCGGAAGAATTATTTAACCTGGATATATTAGATGGTTCACCTCCCTGCAGTAGTTTTTCTATTGCCGGCAACCGGGAAAAGGATTGGGGTAAGGAAAAGAAATTCAAGGAGGGCCAGGCAAAACAAACCCTTGATGATTTATTCTTTGATTACATTGACCTTGCTAAAAAATTACAGCCTAAGGTTGTGGTTGCTGAGAATGTCAAAGGATTATTACTTGGTGAAGCAATTCAATATGTCAGGAAGATATATGAAGAATTTGATAAGGCTGGTTATTATGTTCAGCATTGGCTACTTAATTCTTCCAGGATGGGCATTCCTCAACGAAGGGAACGGGTATTTTTCATTGCACTCAGGAAGGATCTTGCTGATAAGTTTATGTATCAGAAAGATTTATTCACCCAGGCACCTAGACTGGAATTACAATTCAATCAACCTGAAATTCTTTATAGAGATATCCGGGCCGAGAAAGGAAGCGAGAAAGGAATTACTGATTACATCATTGAAAGGATGAATCAACGAATCCCGGATGACGCATCAATAGGAGATATCAATGCCCGGGTATATAATAAGGTGAGTATGTTCAATAACCTCATCATATTTGATCACAAGGTCCTCCCGACTATTGTCTCAGGTGCGACATTCTACCGGGATTGTGATACATTGAGTGTCCCTACTGAGGACTTTATCAAAGGTGGTTCCTTCCCGGCAGATTATAATTTCGTGAAGAACAATCCTCAATATATAATCGGAATGTCTGTTCCTCCTGTTATGGTTGCTCAGATATCACATCAGATTTATCTTCAATGGTTATCTAAATTATAAATTATGAAATACTTAAATCGAATCCATACACATTACACTAAATTTAGTGATGATCCGGATACTCAAACAGCAGCCCTATTAATTAAAGATGAAGAAATTGTATTCGGTTCATCAAATACATTTCCTGTAGGTGTGACATATGAAGATATTCAAAAACCTTTGAAGTATGTAGTCATAGAACATGCTGAGCGGGCCTTAATAGCCAAGGCTGCATATTATGGTATAGAAACAAAGGGCTTAACTATATTCATGAGATGGTTTCCTTGTGCCGAATGTGCCAGGGTAATTATTAATGCAGGAATCAAATCCCTTATATGTGATAAACCTGATCTTGATAATAAAGAAATACAGGAGAAATGGCATTTTAAAGAATCCTGGGAAATGATGAAAATGTCAGGTATTGAAATAATATTTATTGATAAAGATTAATTTCTTATATTTGTAAATGAAGAGCGACACCTAAATTAGTAAGAATGAAAATTGATAAAAATATTAATATTGCCAGTTCCTCCGGATTCATACTTGCTAGGTTAGTCGCTTTTCCTTCCAACATTCCGAGGGCTGGCTTTTTTTATACTTTTAATTATGAGTAAAGATCCTGCATTTTTATTTTATCCGAATGATTACATAGGAGGCACAATGGGAATGACTCTTGAGGAAAAGGGAGCCTATATTGAAATTCTTATGATGCAATTCAATAGAGGTCATATGAGAGGTCATATGATAGGTCAAACTATAGGTCAACTTTGGGACAAGATTCAGGATAAATTCATCCAGGATGATAAAGGCCTATGGTATAATGAACGCCTGGAGGAAGAACAAATCAAACGTAAATCATTTACTACCAGTAGGAAAAACAATCTTTCAGGTAAAAATCAATACTCTAAGAAATCAGGTCATATGACCTCTCATATGGAAAATGAAAATGAAAATGAAATTATAATTAAAGATATTAATATTTCTTTCGACATTTTTTGGAATTTGTACGATAAGAAAAAGGACCGTCCTAAATGTGAGCGTAAATGGGAAAAGCTCAAGGATAAGGAAAGGGAGCATATCATTAATTATCTACCGGCATATAAAGAATCAACACCGGATAAAACATTTCGCAAGGACCCTGGTACATTCTTGAATAATAGAAGTTGGGAGAATGAGATCCTCACCAAGGCAGAGGAGACTGGGACGATAACCTATAATGAACTTTGTGACCTGGCGACATTACAAGGGAAACAGGTCTGGGATCAATATGTATTATTTACAGAGGGTGGCAAAGGTCGTCAATCAATATTCAAAAAGATATGAAAAAGTTTATTTCATTTTCTGGAGGAGTAGAATCTTCAACTATGTGCGTCTTATTTGGGAACAAGGCAGATGCTATTTTTTCAGATACTGGCTTTGAACATGATGACGTTTATAGAAGAATTGATCTGATTGAGAATTGGGTTAAGTCATTCCATAGATCAGATTTTAAAATACATCGAATAAGAAATGAGAAAGAAGGGACATTAATTGATTATATAAAGAAGACTAAATTCTATCCTAATTTCCAAACTCGTTATTGCACCAGGTTGTTTAAGATAGAACCTATTGATAATTATCTGGAACAAGTTAAAGAGGATGGTGTAGAACTTATGATAGGACTTAATTATGAGGAAATAGATAAAAGGACCGGCAATCATGGGAATAAGAAGTTTGTTAAATACAGTTACCCATTAGCAGACAATAAACTATCCAGGACGGCTTGTAAAGAAATCCTAAGTAAAGTTGATCTATCCGTTAATTTCCCTCCTTATATGAAAAGGGGTGGCTGTATAGGGTGTTATTATAAATCACTAAAAGAATATGAGGCAATGGCACTAATTAATCCTATTGAGTTTAAGATCGTTGAGGACTTAGAGAATGAAATACAGGATAGAAGAAAAGACTTCTTTTCAATCAAGGAGAATAAGACCATGAAACAAATAAGAGAAGGTGTGGCTAATATGCTTTTCAAACCAGAAGAGATTTATCCAGCCATTAATGATGCCACTAATTGTGGTGTATTCTGCAACCGATGACAAACTGCAACGGCAAATATAAGAGAGGCAAATATATCATGGATTGTCCGGTCAAATGGAGATGTGATAATTTTGCAATCCGGGGATCTTCCCGGGTGCCGAGCAATGAATATGATAAATGTTTTAAGGAATTATATAAACCAAATCTAAAGTAATGGGACAAACAGAATTAATGCCAGGACATGAAAACCTTGAGAAGGAGTTAAGTCGAGGAATTGAAACGCTCAAGGGATTGGTTGAACGCAAGGCTGATAATACTATGTTAACCTTTCAAAAGAAAATTGTAAGGATGACTCTGGAGGACCTGATCACAGCCATTAGTGGAAAGGAAGATACACCAAAAACGGAGGAATAAAGATGAAGGCAAATGTAAATAAGGTTTATTTATTTGATTGGGAAGATCTCCAGGGAGATAAATCCTTTGAAGATATTGAGTTCGTTTCAAAAGGAACATGTGAAAAATTGATGGAAGAATATGCCATTTCAATTATCTTAGAAGGTAGGAGGCCGGATGAATTGATGACTAATATAACTGATCTCCTGGATACAATATGGAAATTCATTAAAGATACTTTCCCTGGTGCCACAAAAGAGGCCCATCTCATTAAACTAGAGGAGGAGGTCCAGGAAGCAATCGATGCTCCGGATAACATAGGTGAATATGCAGATTGTTTTATTGCCTTGATGGCCGCGACAAAGGCAGCAGGATTCACATTTGAGGAATTAATCAAAGGTAGTCAAAGCAAAATGGTTATTAACCAGGCCCGGAAATGGAAAATGGGAGATAACGGAACTTACAATCACATAAGATGAGAAACATAATTGAATATAAAAATAAGTATGGATATACTGATTCAGTAGTAGTTGATATTTATAAACAGGATGACGAATTTATTTATGGGACCTGCTTCGGGATTGATGAAGATGACGATAAAAAGACCAGGATCGCAAAAAATGTGATTGAGAAGGTTACCCTGGCAGATAAAGATAAATTCGATTCAATAATAAAATCAATCTGTTTTGATTATGCAATTTCACCAGGGGAATTTAATAGTTCTTTTTCTTATGGAGACCTCCCGGAAGCCAGGTATCTTTACTGCCTTATCCTGGAAACTATAGGGCTCAGGAATAAACATATTGCAGAGGTAACAGGATTCAGTCCTCCCCGGGTGACAATATCTATCTCAAAGGCTAAAAAGCTCATGAATGAGATACCTTATTTTAAACAAAAACATATTGTGATTACATCTGCATTGTTAAATATATATAATACAGGGCATTAATTATTAATCATTTAATATATATTGAGATTTGACAAAGATTAAGGCAATGATAAAGAAATGTGATAGGCTCCTATCAGAATGCGTAATCCTCAGGGATCATTCAAAGCCCTGTATTACCTGCGGGAGACCTTTCCAAAGGAATGTATTTCATCAAATATCATGTGGGCATTTTCAGAAGAGAAGGCACTTAAATACCAGGTGGAACCCAGAAAATTCTAATGGTCAATGCTGGGTTTGCAATTCAGCTGATGACGATGCTCAATATACCCAGGGAATGATTCGAAGATTCGGGCAGGAAAAGACAGATGAATTAATTCAATTAGCCCGGGAAGATGTTCACCTGTCACTTAATGATTTAAAAGAAATTTACCAGGCACTATTAATATACAAACGAAAAATTCAATCGCTATGATTACAACTGATTCACAAAAGACCCAGATTAGGCACCATCTTGAGGCTGGTAAGCCGATAACAAGTTTAGAAGCACTTAGGCTATTTGGATGTTTGAGGCTCTCAGGTCGCATCTATGACCTCAAGGAGGACGGTTTAGTTATTGATGCCAGATGGAAATTAACAATGACCGGGAAAAGGATAGCTGAATATTTTATCCCTAAGTCATGAGGAAGCCAACCCAGAACTCATTAATGGAAGCAGCCCATAAAAGGGATTGTAAGAAAAGGCCTGTTGTGATTGATCACAGGACGACTATAATGGTTTCTCCTGGTGTTTCAGATGAACAGGCCAGGGAGAATTACCTTAATAAACTAAATGATAGGAAATGAAAACAATATTAATTATCGTATCAGCAGCAATCTTAATAATGATAGGGTTTCTGATAATATGCGCCAGGAGTATAGATAAGCGAAATAAGGCGATTTACAGGGATGAACTACGAAGGAGGAAGGATAACCTCAGTAAGACCGAGAAAGCTTAATACAGCTTGAATCTACCAGCAAGGATCTTAATTACAAGGAAGGCTATAACTCCAATCCACATCCAGAGCGATATCTTATAAATTAACGGGATGTGTTTCACCTCAACCACTTCTTTATTTAAGATCTTGGTGTATTTATCTTTCCAATAGAATTTTTGAGTAATGGCACTATCCAGGCGTATCTGCAGGGTAGTGTCTTTTTGTATCAATGAAAGATGTATCAGAGGAGTATTGTAATATGCCTCGGCTCGTGCAAATTCTGTTTCAAGGATCAAAGTATCAGTATGAATTATCCCTGGTTCCTGGGGAACAAAGATTGAATCTATTAAAGTTTCGCCCGGGAGCTTCACGTAAATTGTCGTGTCCCTTGTAACAATACTATCCCGGACAGTTTCAAACACGACAGTATCCGTTGATGTGATCGGAGGATAAAAGCGCAGGCAACGCTTCTTCGTAGCAAAGCATCCCGATAGCGAAACTAAAAAACCCAGAAGTATAAGCAATTTCAAATACCTCATAATATATGCAAATCAAATTTGTCCGGTAATGTCTCAAGCAATAGGTTCATAGCCTTTCGACTATCCGCGATATCGAGCACCCCATCACCATTAATATCAACAAATCTCAACCCGGGTAAAATGCAGCCCTGGGCATCTACCTGTAAACCTGCCGCGAAGTTTCCCACATGGATTAAGATCTCAGACCTCCCAGGGACGCCCTTCACATGAAAGGCGAGATCCCCATTTGGTCGTACTATTTTTTCAACCGGGTATTTTCCTGGTGGAATGCAACTGATGAATTTTGCATTTCCTTTTTCAGGTAGCTCAAGAACTTTTACATCAAGAAGTGATCGATCCCCTTCAAATACATAAAAGCATCCTCTCGTTTCCCTGTCGCCGTATTCCCGGCTTAATACGGCATTCATTACTTTCCTACTTTTTTCAAATTAAGAAATGCCAGTAAAGCTTTAACTGTGGGTATATCAAACATCCCATTAGCCACAAGACCAGCGCCAAAGCCATACAAAATAGTAGTGAGCCAGGGGAAATCAGACATGAATCCTAAATTTAGTAGGTTGCCAATAACGACTAGTATTATGGCTACTAGCCAGGCCACTATTTGCTTGCCGATCTTCTTCGTTATTTTGAGAAGAGTTACGACAAATCCTGAAAGGAAAACTGTGACTGCAGCAATCCCCGCGAGGGTAGCAAACCAGCCATTGAAGTTCGCAATGACTTCTGTCCAGTTAGCAGGAACCTCCGGGTCCTGGGCAAAGATTAAAAGTGGTAGCATCAACAAGGCCAATGCCAGCATAAGAAACTTTTTCATGATTAAAAGTTTTAGTTAATATTAGATTCCATGTAAGCAACGAACTCAGCATATTCCTCATCCGTTAACTTTATTGTATTTGTAAAATATTTTAGATTTTCTTCTATCTGAGCACTATCAGCAAAGGCCATTCCCTGAGTCCAGGACTGATTATATATCCAATGTGCAATCCCTTGTACTTTAACACCAGCCTCCCAATTCTTATATAAATTAATCAGATGATCATTTGACATTGCAACCTGTCCGATCGGCCACTCCAGGATAGGTGGGATCGTATCTAATAAGGAAACTGGAATAGTCAGATAAGAATGATTGCCAAATACGTCAGAGGCTGTAATCAGCACATCGATAGAGGGATTATTCACTCCGAGCATTGTCCCGGGGATAGGTGATTGCGTAAGAATAACATCTCCACAATTATCTGAGGCTATTACAACCAGGGTGTAATCCGGAAGCACTCCCTGACAATTCTCATCAACATAGATTGTTTGAGGTGGAACCTGGGATAGAATACATGAACAACTACATAATGCAGTTGCGAAAATAAGTAAGAATAGTTTTTTCATGTCATTTTATTATTATATCGATTAATTTAATTATGCCTGTGGCAAGTGGAATGCCAATAATAAGAGCAATCATAATACCTTTGCGTGAAATCATATCGTCCCGGATCTCCTGGATTGTTTTTGTCTGAGAACATTGAGCAACACTATGAGGGAGGTTCTTATCAATAACTGATTGATGATCTGCAACCTTTCCGTTAATCCCTCCAAGGTGTTTCTCAATTTTATCGAGCGCCTTATTGGTTGTTATCTCCCGGATCACAGTCTCTGAGTGCCATCCTCCAAGGGTGGTCTCGATCATGGCTCTAACTTCCGTCCGGTCTTTCTGTGTCATTTTTGTAAATATTACCAAGCCGTCTGCAAAACTTAGTGGTTAATATATTACTCCTGTTATTTTAACCTTGTCACTCCTGTTGCATAATTTAAAGGAACAGACAAGCTCGGAATCCCAATCCCTGCATCGAGCGTTGCCATATCATCAGCCGATAAAGTGTACTTCTGTTTATTAGTAAACTCGTTTAAATCCAAGTAATACATCAGCCAATTTGCACCACCTATATTAATAAGCGATGTAGATTCAACAAACGTTCCTAATCCACTCCAATTACCCACATCTGCATTAGCCCAATCATTGACTGCAAGGAATGGGTCGTATGTACAAGTTGCATGGAATAGGTAATGAGTTCCTGTCGCAACATTAAATCTACTGTAATACATATGATAAACGCCTGATATTAACACTACGACTGGATTATAAACCCTTGGCGTGGTTGTGTCAAAAATCATTACTAAATCGCTCCACTCCGTAAAGTTTTCATTCAAAGGATGCGTTTCATACATCAATCCATCATAAGGACTGAATCCAATAACGTGAATATTTCTATAATCAGAAGAATCGTTATCATCTACATAAAAACAGCCCTGCCCAATCGGTCTTACTTCCTGATTTGGGAATATTAATAAATGCTCATAATTAACTCCATTGACCGATGTTGCCAATGTCAGCCCATCGGTAGTGGTTTCGTGAGTCATTAACCACTCATAATTACTTATTTGTAAGGTCTGCCCGTTACCAAAATGAGGATCTGTCCGACCAGTATAAGTCAGCTTTGGAAACAATAAGAATTTACCTTCTTTTAATTTCGATATAAGCAACCGGGGTTCAGTAGAAGCATAGTAATTTACACCCATCCCCATAGCATAATATATACCAGAAGGGAAAGGCAAGTCCCCACACCAGTTTAAAGCGATATTATATAAATCGCCTGTTGCATTTTCTATAAGGGTAAATAAATACTCAAGTTTTTCTCTTTCAAAATATGTATTAGTTCCCATCTTAAAGAACGGGATTCCCATATATCCAGCATTCAATAAACAGGCAGTTTGAATATTTCCCAATTCAGTTACGTGAAATTGTTTTATTGTTGTGGCATCGGTAGCATTATAATAACTGAAAACGACATCAACTAACCTTGCGTTATCGTTCCATATTATCACATCTGATCTGTCCCAAAAAGCATCGTGAAACTGAATCATTGAATTAGCAAGATTATGATAGTCGTCCATTCCTTCCTTCTTACTTATCTTCACTATCCCTGCTCCAAATACCGGAGGTGTTATTTCATCCCCTGCGAGTGTTAA